AATAAACTGCTTTAGCCCATTATCGTCTTGAATCTGGTCTAGGTTAAACGCAGTCTCAGGAGGCTTGCCAACCATCGGAACTTCTGGGGGTAACTCGGCCATTCCGGCCTCTACCTTTTGAACAGTCTCAACCGGCGCGTCAGGAATAGTCTGATACGGCCCAATTGCACCTTCTGGCGCTTTTGGCTTTTTGGCTGGAGCTTTCTTTAGGATACCTTTCAAAGTACCCAAAGGCAGACCAGCTACATTTACAGGCTCAAACGCGGGTTCCTCTTGGGTGTACTCAATCGGGTTTGGCAACGGCTCGGCAGGCTGAGAAGCCTGAATATCAGCTACATCTTTCTCAACCGAACTTAGTTCGTCTAAGCGTTGCTCAAGCGGTTGCATTGCCATTATTTAGTCCCTGTCATTTTCTTAACGGCTCGTCCAGCTTTCTTGGCGGCCTTGACATAACCACCAGGCGCAAGAAGCTCGCCGACTGTTTCTGCTGGAGATTCACCGGAACCCACTTTAAGTCCAATGTCGTCCAATGCTTCTTTCAAATCTTCAGTTGTAGGTAGCCCAGTAGGCTTCTCAAGACCGGCCAAGAAAGCGTCTAAGTCGCCACCTGATTTGCCAAGCTCGTACACACCGCGAGCCAAAGAGATTATGTCTCCAGGCAGCCCTACAAATCCTTGGGCGGCACCTTTTGCCGCTGCGCCAACAGTCTCAGCAACAGCTCCCATAGCCGGCTTAAGACTAATCTCAGACTCATATTCCTTGCCCGTGCGCGGGTTGACGGCTGCCTTTGCAGCTGGCGCCTGCTCAGTCTCAACACGGAGATCAGCGGCAAGAGCGTCTAAAAATGCGTTCTCTAGCGTGTTCATTGATTGTCCTTGATAGACTTAATAATACGCAGAATTGTTTTGCGCTCATTGGCATTGCCTAGCCCAGCTCGCTTTAGAGTTTCCTCTGTGTAATCTTCGTTGTACGACAAGCCAGACTTTTCTAGCTTTTGGCGTAAGCGAGCACGATCTTCTTGCAAAGCCTTCATGTCCTCAGAGTCAAGGCGCTCTCTAACTAAAGCCTGAGCACGGCCACGGGCATCAAACGGCTTGCCTGCGGTTTGAGCTTCAAAAAGCTCATCCATCAATCGGTTAGTTGTTTCTGCCCTACGGATGGCGCCCTTGGTCGTAGGCTTCATTGGGTCTGGAGTCATGGCGTTTGAGATGTACTCTTTTGCCTGCGCAATGTCTGGACGGTCAGTCTTGTCAATCAAGCCAAACAATTCGTTACGCTGCTTGAGCGAAATGCGCCGCCCAGTAAATAGTGAATTAGCTTCCTCAAGACCCATCTGACCTTGGCGAGCCTTATATTGCAAAGCGCCAAAGTAATTGTCAGGAGCGCCTGGAACGTCACCTTCATTGATCTGCTTTAGCTCCTCACGGCTGGGGATATAGTTGCGTCTTGCCATATCAGCAAGAAGCTCGTCGCCGCCAATTTTCCCATCATAAAACCGATTGTAAGCCTCTAAATTAGCAGCACGGTTGTTCAATGTTGACAGTTTGCTATCGCGGTCAATAATCTGCAAATCGTCGGCTTGGCGCTTTAGCATGGACTGAACTACACCGTCGCGCTGATCGTCGTCTAACTTATTCCAAACCGGGCTAAACACACCGGCATCGCCTGCACGCAGTTTGCCCAAAGCATCAGACGGGCGAGCTGCAAATTCAGGATTATTAAAATATGTGACCATCGTATTATTGCGGGCTTTAATACGAGCCTTCTCAAAAGCTCCGTCCGCATCCAAATACTTTTTGATGGTGCTTTTGCTTTGGCCTGCCATGCCAGCCATTACGCCGCGAGCACCAGCTTCGTACAGGATTACCTCGTCCTCGTTCATCTGGCCATTGCGGTATAAATTCCAAACGTCTTGAAGGTTTCTGCCAAGCGAGCGCACAAGATCATCAGACTTAACATCAATGTCTGCTTCATATCTTGCCGTATCAATGTCAGACACCTTGCGAAGCAAAGCATTGCCTGACGTTGAGATGCTGCGCATTAGCCCAGACGCCTGCTCAATATCTACTTCAGCCAAGCCCCTGGCAAAACCTTGCAAAGCCTGAACTTCTTTCTGGGCCTGTTCATACGGCAGTTCACCACGGTCTGCCATTCCTGATAGCTTGTCATAAGTCTTTTGAATCTCAAGCTCGGAATCTGCCCGCAGCTGGATGCCAAGAATCTTGTTAGCTTCCTTTTCCTGCTCTTTTATTTTGCCAAAAGCAAACTGCGAAATCTTGTCCAAGCTCTCGGATATCGAAGCATAGCTTTTGGATTCCTCGCGCAAGTTGGCAAAGTCTAACCTCGGCACATCTGCCGAAATTAGCCCTGATTCTTGGAAGCGTTGTAGGCGTGCCATTGTCAGACTGTCCTTGTTTCAATCGGAGCTGGGCTTTGCTTACCGCCCATACCCTGTGCAGCAGCCATACCTAGTTTTGCAGCCGCATTAAATATGCCTTGCTGGTAAGCGGTATTGCCAGCCTGCTGGTATATCTGTGACTGTATCTCACCGCCACGCAAAGCTGCTGAAGAATCAGCTAGCAGGATTGAATACTCGCGTCCTGCGCTTGTTTCGTTTGCCGCACGCACAATGTCAGGCGATCCGCTAAACGGGTCTACGCCACCGGCATAAGCTCTAGCGGCCAAAGCAGAGTTAGTAGATTTCAATCGTCGCAGAATATCGTTCGAGCGCTGCTGGTATTGAACAGCCTTACGCTCACCCTCTACCGTAGCTATCTTGGCTTGTAGGTTATACCTAGATTTTTCAGATACGCCCTGTTGGTATGAACCAATTGCACTTGCTACTGTTGCCGCTATTGCTACCGCTTGCATATTATGACCCCTGATAAACAGACATCTTAAACTCCATACCAAGCAAGGTCAGCTTGAGAGGTATGTTCTGCTCAACTGTGATCTGACCGTCTTGGGTATATCCCAAAATACCGCTAACCGTTTTAGTGCCAGTAAATTCCTGAATGGCCTCATCCAAGATCCCAGCGCCAAATTCCCTAAACGGAACCTCGACACCGTTGATAATCATATGCTGGCTTTCAAACACAATAGCATTGACCTCAAGGATTCGCTTCTGGAATCCAATCCGCGTGCCGGCAGAGATCTTCAGCTCAACCGGCATAGTCTTAATCTTGACCGTGTAATCCAGCCCCACTTGATACGAGGTTGTTGCGCTGCGGGAAAAGGTTACAGTACCACCGCCAGGAACAGTTTGTGTTGCCTGCACCGCGCCATCCAAAATGATATCGACAGTCTTAGCCACTAGGTGTGACATTGAAACGCTTGCCCCAGCTCCACCAATCTTGCAACAATCGGTCTGAACGTCCTCGTCAAATATCTCAACAAAGTATTGAGTCGTACTATTTATCGTACGCTTTACAACCGTGTAGATCGTAGTGATGTCTACGGCCACATCTATAAACTCACCGTCGGTTATGAACTCAGACGGAGCTATTACGTTTTGCGACCTCAGCAAAGAGAAGGCGGCCATGCTGCCACCAGCGCCATTGATTATCAGAAGCAGGTCGTTTTCGTCGGTTGCTACTGACCGGCGCAAAGCCATCCTTGTGGGCGTCTTTAACAAGTGACCGGACAGTAGCGAAATCTTGGACGACACATAGGTAGCCTGAGTGTCCGTATAGGCAAACTCGTTTAGCGACTTACCTTGGCGCTGGATGTAAAGCGTGCCAGACTCAAGCTGCTGTACCCGAACACCAGCCTTTGAACCGTTTCGGGTAATTGCACGCATAAAGAAGTTTGTAGGAGTGATTGGCTCTAAGCCCTCTTGTGGGCAATAGAACTCACCGCCTGTCGTAAACACTTGCAGGTCACGGCCAGAGACAATGTCGGTTATGGCGTTAAAAGTATTGGTGTCTAGCGTTGCCTCGACGGCGTCGTCGTCCAATCCTTCGGTCGCCTCAAAGTCAAAGAATATTCCTACCTTAGAACCCCATACGGTTGAAGGTCTAGTCTTAGACCCACCAAAGTACAGACGGCCTTCATGGAACGTCACAGACCTTGGGTATCCTTTTCCAGCTGACCAGACGGCCTCATATCCAGATTCAATCTCCCATGAGCCGTTAGCAATGGCCGAGGTATTAAAGAATGGGAACTCAACGATTGCATCGACCACCGTCGCGCTTGTGTACTTCACAATCTTGGCGCGTCCCTGCGGAGTTGCGTTTACATATTGGCCAACGGAACTGGCGCTAAACGGCGTACCTGTCGAAGCTGTTAGAGTTACTTTGCCGGATACGGCAGACGGAGTAAGCGTGCCAGCTGGATTTGTAAACGCTGGGGTAAACGCGTACTTAGGAACGCTATCAAAAGTAATCGTGCTAGCCGTCCAGGCTGCGTCATTGGCGCCACGCACAATTTTGACTGGAGCCACGTCGGGGTGAACCAGGATTAGCGTATCGGCAGACTGAGTCCAGTTGACCTCAGACAATCTAGCTCCGGTTAGCCCGTATGACGAGGTATCTAGATAGTCAACCGTGCCGCCGTTCAAATCCATGACCTGAGCCCCAGCCTTGAACACATACATCCGATTGTGGGTAAAACACAACATATAGCTGTCGGATGTTGAGAACTCAAAGGGAACTAGACGGGTACCATTGCCGGCAGACTCTGTGCTGGAGTTTGGCAGGCTCATAATGTACTTGGTGCCTGGACGACGACGCACGCCACCCTGCGGCTGGACGATCACATTGGTCGCTTCCTCCAGGCCATTGGCATGGGCAGGCAGGTCAACACGCGCCCGCAAAAGCGGATCTAACTCACCACTTGAAAAGTTTGTCTGGACGTTTACAAAACGTGCCATTAGAACCTCACGTCAACCAACGGGAAGTCCTGGATCACAGGAACTGGCTGGCCCTGGCCGTCCATAGTTGTGGCCACACGGGTGTATCCACCACGACCATTGTCAGCTGGCGTGCCGACAGCTACGCTTTGCCAGTATTGAGATTTCTCAACCTGGTCAGTAATTGGCATGGCCAGATGCCAAGCCATCATGTACTTCATAAGCTGGACAAAATACACCGGCATCTCGTATTCCTGTACGTCATACGGGTAGTCGATGTAAATCGTAGTCTCGTCGGTCAGGAGCTGGTCGCCAAAGATCCTGTAATTACGGATAGTTCCAGACCCCGGAGTAGCGCTGGTCATTACCATGCGTGGCGGGCCAATGCGGTCGCCAGGAAGCTGGTAAGCGTATTTGTACTCAGTCGTGGGAGCCGTCAAAAGCTGCGCCAAGGCAATCTTCTTGTAGACAAATGACCAAGGATAAATGAGAAGCGTTTGCTTTTTAATGTCTTGATACAAGGAATCGGCAATGTTTGCCGAGTCGGTTCCTTCCGTGAAGGACGATATCGCCTTCGCTCCAAGCATCTGCAATGCCGCTGAACAGATTTTTATTGCATTATCACCGGCTGCCATTTTGTACCCCAAAAACAGTTAATTCAGAGATATCTCTATTTGTAATGGTTAGTTGCCAAAAAGGGAAGTGTTGTGTTAGAACTTCTTGCCACCAAGCCGCAGGTTTTACTATGAGATGAGCGTTCCTGCCGTCGGCCAAGAACTTTGACGCCGGCCTGGTCGAGATTACTAGGTAGACCGCCTTGTCTGCGTACCCCCGAATATCTATTAACACATTTGTTAATAAGTCTGGCTCAACGTGCTCAAGTACATCGCAGCAAGCCACCAGGTCAAAGGTGCCTTCTGGGCGCCTTGAGAACTCAGCCACGCATGGGTCATATGAATATGCCGGCAGATGCTTGGCCATTTCGCCCTTGCCGCAGCCATAGTCCAGCAGGGTTTGGGATTCAGTCTCGGCCATAAAGTCGGCAATCTTCTCGTATAACGCCTCCCTTCGGCGGGAGCCGTATTTGGGATTTTTGTGAAGATGCTCATTCAAATCCCTATATTCTTGTGAAATTAGCATGGTTTTCCCAATACTTTCTGAGTTGAGCCCGACATGGAATATATACCGTCGGTCAGACCTTCCTCCTGATGGCGCTTCAAAAGATTAAGCCAATGGTCGATCTGGGCGGGTTTGGCAAAGCCTTCGTGCTGGCTATACTTATTGGGGTAATTTTCTGCATATTCTAAGGAACCACAATCCAGTCCAATGCCGGCCATTATGACTTCCTGAAATCCCATGCCGTGCCGAGCCCATAGAGCACCCGCCACGCCGCTAGAACCCACAGCGTAAGGCAGACTGGGCCAAAGGTAATCAACGGCGTCATACGCTTCTTTTGTGCTTGGTATGCCATTTATTGTACCGACCTGGAACTTGCGGGGTCTGGCATGAACCCAAATCTTTCTGCCTGCGGCAGCCTTGATCTTGAGAGTCATCTCTCCGTGCTGCGTCCATATGTGCTCAATCTCTGGTACGACTGAAGCGGCAAATTTTACCCCAAGGATTGTTGCCTCTGGTCTGAGGCCGCGGGCTTCTTCTAGGTCTGCAAAAAGAGAAGGGGCTGCGCCACACAAGATGGCACAACCCCTATGCTTGATAGGGTAATCCCTATTCAATTAGTCGCTGTCGGTAGCGCTTACAGTCGTACCGTCAACGATGTCAACTACGCCGCTTGAATTGGAGTTGACATAAGTCAATACCAAAGACGGGGTCGTTGTGTCGTAAACAAAAATGATGTCGCCAACAGAAAGGACGCTGGACAGGTCGTTGAAGTACCCGGAGGTATTCACGGTTGCCTGAGTGTCAGACGTCTTGTAGAGGTACATCGAAGGTGCGTTTCCAGCTTTGGAAGCGCATACAGTTACGAAGCCAGTTGATGCGTATGCCATTTGTCTATCTCCTTATACCGAGTCGGTTGTTTGGATTTCGACAATACCCTCTGCATCGATAGCAATTGCACCGGCAGAGAACACAGCATTTACTAACCAGCTGGTTTTCTCAGGGATGTAATTGATCTCTGTGCGGGGAGCAATGCCCTCTGCGTAGCCGATTGCGTCGCGGTGGAAAGCCCACAGCTTGCGCTCGGAAGATGCAACAGGCAGGCCGCCTTCGTCACGATCACCGATTGTATGGAAGGTAAAGCCGAGGAACGTGTTTAGCTCGCCAGACACTAAAGCGCGAACCGTGTTGAAATCAGCCGAAGTAACGGCAGTCTCAGACAAAAGGCTAGCCAAGCTGTTAGCGTGGATAACCATGTTACGGCCTTCCATCGGGACGTTGTTCTTGTCCATGAATTTCTTAGCTGCGCGAAGCTTGGCTACGTTCAGACCTGTGTCTGTACCACCCTCGTCCTCAGTAACAACGGCGCTTGTGCTGGAATTAGCCAAAGCATTGAGGATGAGCTGGTCTTGACGACGGCCAATAGCGTTAGCAACAACCTTAACAAGCTCATTACGCTCGTCGAAGTTGACTTTCTGCTGCGAGAAAATGTCCGAATACTCGGCAGCGTTCCAGTCCTGCATGGTTGCAGTAACGGTCGAGAAGCCGACATTCATTGGGGTTACATCGGACTGGGGAACGCGAGCAGTCGCAATACCTTTACCGACCTTTGGGAACTTAACAGTTGAGCCTTCAACACCCCGACGCTGACGAACAGCAGGAACCAGTTTAGCAACACCCTGGTAAGCCTGTTTAACTTCAGCATCAAAGAGCGTTACAAAGGCATTTGACAATGAAACAGCCATTTGAATCTCCTTGAAAGTTAAAAAAAGTTTCGTCGCTTCGGTTAGCCAGAAGATTCTGGGCCTACTGCTTGCGCCTTACGGACGCCAATCGCCTGTTCCCAGGTGGTCAAGGGCCGATGTTCTGGTATGCCTTAATGCGATTTGTAATGGTTATGATTCTCATTTGCAAGGGGGGTTCAAAAAAAATCCCCCTAGCCGGAATCAGGCTAGAGGGACAAGAGCCACGAAGGAGAGTGGCGAGGAGGAAAATGTTGCCTGTATTTTAGCTGAAGTGCTGAGAAAACATCTTCTCAACCTTGGCTCGATATACAGGATCGCTCTGGTACTTGGGATCTCCAACCATTGCGTATAGCTCGTCTTTAGACGCAACCCCATCAACGGGAGCTGAGTTTACGGGGATCTTAATGTTCTCGTAAGACTCACGCAGCTTGAGCATCATCTTCAAACCCTTGGCCGTACCGGCGGCGTACTTAAACTCCTCAAAGTCGTCCGTTGAGAATACGCCCTTACGCACCAGGCCAGAAGCCCAGTCCACAGCACCCTTAATCATGGCGTCAGCGTTTGGCCCTAGAGCTCGCCTCTCCTGCTCGACAGTCATGCGCACCTGCTGTTGCTGGTCGCCTGTCATTGCCATGTAATCGCCCACTAACTTGTCTAGGGCTGACTGGCTTACGCCATATTCCTGAGCCCATCCAAGTACGGTTGACTTTAGGGGATCGTCGTCTGGCGTATCGCCAAAGACGCTTGTGTCGTACTTTCCATCTACCGGAGCCTTGTGCTTGCCCTGGCTGATCTGCTTGCGCAGGTCTTGCCAAGACTTTGCAATTGCCTCCAGGTCTGGAGATGCTTCGTCTTTTTTCCAGAAGTTCTCTGGCCACCAGTCCGGACGCTCTAACGGCTCATCTTCGTCCTCTTGTTTGGTCAGATGCTCAATCTGTGTATTACTTGTATCTACCTGCTGGCCCTGCTCATCGGTGCTTGACACACCGTCGAGTAGGCCAGCTTCTTGGCTTTCGCCTTGAGCGCTGGGCTCGCTTGCTTGGGTTTCCATTTACAGGTTCCTTGCTTTGATTAGCCGCGCAAGTAAATCCCGAATCACGCTGTTCTGTCCCTCTCGGTAGAACGCGTAACTCGGATCTGAGCCTGGCACGGCAACAGGCTGATTCAGGTAAGCTTCATTTAGCCATTGCACTAGCTTTTGGCCGTCCTCGGAGCCAAGCAACCGAAGGCAAAGCTTGTTTAAGTCATCTGCCTTGGTGCTTGCTTCTCTTATATCTATCTGGACGGCTTCTAGTTCTTCCCAGCCGCCAGCCATTAGACCATCCTCTGTACGGCCTGGGCAGCCAACTCAGGATTTTCCTCGGCAACTTCTGCCGCCATTTGAGCGCCTTGTTGCTTCATCATTTCTCTTTCCTCTGGAGTAGTTCTAATTTTTTGAGGTATGCCAAGCTTCTCGGCAATCATGTCTAGCATCTCGCCAGTCTTGATTGACATCTGTCCTTCTGGGCCAACCTGCATTGCAATCTGAGCGTATTGCATAATGCTGTTGATCTCCTCAAGGTTCTGAGCCATAGCCAATGGTGCAACCGCAGCAACCCGAACCTCAAGGCCATTGACCCGCAACGGAAGGTCGATCAACCCACGGTCGTCCATCACCTGCAAGACCTTGGATACCAGGGGAACCATTGTCTCATTTATGAGACGACCAAACGCCGAGCCTAGGTTCTGGCTCAGTTCCTTCATCCGTTCTACGACTTCTGTCGCAGAGCGTGCAGACATATTGTCGGGAGGGAGGCTCTCGTCGAGGAGAATCCGTTTGATGTTTTGCCGTAGATCGTTGATGACGATTTGCGATACGTTGAAATCACCTGAACGTGGAAGCGCCCGCAGCGATTCACCTTGCGGGCCTCCATTACGAGCGACCGGAATAATTGCTCCCGGCACAATCTTGATCGTATTGGGATTGAGTACGCCGTCGTCTGCTGCCGTATAGACACCAGCAATAGCAAGGCTGGCGTTTTTAAGGAGTAGCTCAAGTGTTTTATTAAGGGTCTTGATATCCGGAAGCGCTGTGATAAGCGGGCCTCGACCATAGATTTCTCCTGCTACCTTCATGTACCGACTGACCACCCAAGGGCTGATCTTCATCTTTCGGAACACAACCTCAGACTTCGTCTCCTTGTGGATTACATAGTATGAGTAGTCGCCACGCTTTTGATCAAAGATGGTTGCCTCGATAAGTTCCACATCTTCTGTGGGTTTATCTTTGACTAGGCGGGCAAGCTGGCCTTCTACCGCGGCATCCGACCATTGGCGCTGGATTGCCTCGCCCTTGATCCGCATACGGCGATACACGTTATCGACCTGGCCGTTAGCGCCTTCCTCAAATGCCACTAGGTACTGTGGCACAGGGATGAAGTTGATCGGACTAATGTCGTCACCAGGCTGAACCATCATAACGGCTGTGCCGACAGACAGGTCTAGCAAGAACTCGCCCATAGCGATGTCAAAGTTAGACTGCTTGATCGTGGCAAAAAGCTTTTCGTTATAGATGTCCAAGGCTCCTTGAGCCTCTGCCTTGCGGTCGTCAGGAATGTCCGGCCCCGGCTCTAGGCGGCACCACTTGCGCTGTGGCGGGAATATCCCAGATTGCAAACGATTGGCAAACCGTTGAACTGAATTGATTGCTGTCGAGTCAAAGACCCGATTCATCTTCTTAGCGCCGCCTACCTTACCTTCCCAGTAGCCGTCGTACAGGTTGCGCTGCGGTAGAGCGAATTCGTATGCGTCCTCGTACAGATCCCGAAAGTCATCCTTTTTGCGCAACGCAATATCGTGGCGCTTGAGGACATCCTCAGCCTTTAGTCTTTCTGCCATGATTAGTCCTTTTTGTTTCTTTGGGCGAAGTTACGCGCCGCTTCTTTACTGCCGAAACCCCACGCTTTGAGGGCGAGCTTGAGACGGGTGGGTCTACCTTTTTCGTCTGTGAGAGGCCCAGCCATGCCGCCAAATCTCGCAGCAAAGCTAACACGCCTTGGGTTCGCACCAGACTTAACCGGGGCTTTGAGGTTGCCACCTTCCTTGTTCTCGAAGTGCTTTCTGCCGGCTTCATTCAAACCTCCTTCTGGATTCTGATATTTTTTCTGTACCATTACTCGTACCAATCTATCCGCAACTCAGCCATCTGAGAGCTACCGTTTACGTTTGTCAATCTAAATAGATAAGTTGTCAGTGGTTTTAAAATAAATTCAAAACTTGTACCACGACCACCAGCGCCACTTCTATTTCCCTGT